GATAGAGTTGTTATAAGTAGTGTTGAATTTAAAATTGTTCAAGTTGTAGTAAATGAGCAAAATAATACACCAGTAAGTTTTGATCTTATCTTGAGGTAAACATGACAAGAAAAATATCTATTACTGAAATTCCAGATGTAATGGAAGATGCAATAGTATTTCTTGTACAGGCAACAACTTTGGAGTGGACATCAAGAGTGAAAAAGGCTACACCAGTTGACACTGGTAGGCTACGGAACTCATGGCAGACAGAGATTAAACCAACTAGCGGAACCATAATCAACAATTTACCCTATGCAGAACCAGTTTGTTATGGTGAAAACCTACCACCATCATGGGGCAAACAGTTTAGGACAAGACAGCAAACAGATAAAGGATTTCCAGAACTTATTGGAAAAGAGCTACAGCAATGGGCAACTGATGAATATAACAAAATTAAAAGGAGGATATAATGGCTGCTGTTGATTTAAACACTGTCCGATCAACGATAGAGGCTAGGTTAGCCACAGAGCTTGCTTCAAGTCCAGCAATCCCTGTTGTATTTAACAATATGGCCTTTGACTCTACAACGGAAGATACTTTTGTTCAGTGTCAAACTAGCTTTGGCTCTGGGTCATATTTAGCTGATGGAGTTAATCTTGTTGTTGGTTTGATAACTCTCAATGTTTTTACAGAAGAGGGTATAGGGGCTGGGTCAAACTTTACTATTTGCAAAAGACTTAGGGACTTATACAATAAGATTACAGTTTCAGATGTTATTTTTGATTCACCTATTGGCCCTGAGATTCTTACCTCAAGTCCAGAGGGTAAGTTTCAAACTCAGTTAAGAATAACTTTTGAAATATATGAGGAACTTTAATTATGCCCAAACTTGTAATCACAGAAGAAATGCTAGACGCTATCGAAGCTGTAAAAGGTAGAAGGGACGCAAACTACTGGGATAATAGATGTAAAAGATATATGGAGAGTCAACAAAATTCTAAAAAAGATGTAAAAAAAGCTGAAAAGAGTTAATATATTTATAAATATTTCTTTTTTTTGTTATGGCTGTAAAAGGTGATGTAGGAAAAATCATGTTTGAAAATGCTGGCGGCACTGAGGCCGACATTTCAGACTTGAGAGCATGGTCTTTGACTGTTTCTAAAGACACACAAGAAACTACAAAAATGGGTGACACATCAAAATCTTTTGTTGGTGGCCTTATTTCTGGTGAAGGTTCTGCAACTTTACTTTATAACCCATCTGGCAACTCAGATTATCAAGCTTTTATAGATGATGTTCTTGTTACTGGTGACGCTGGTGACGCTTTGATTGAGTTGTTCCCTGATGCTAATACGTCAGCTAAAAAAATTAGTTGTGCCATTATTATTACAGAGGCAGAATATGGAGCAACACTTGGCGAAATACAAGAGGTGAATATTTCGTTTATTACTAATGGTGCAATAACTTCAGCCATATAGTAAATTTAAGATACTTCGCACTTAATTTATGCCAGCACAAAGAACACTTGATACGCTAAAAGCCGCTTTTGATTTAAACCAAAGGCGAAAGTTTGACGTAATGGACGATAATGGTAATCTTGTTGTCTCACTGTACTTTAAAGCCATAACAAGAGCAGATAGAGCAAGAGCCACACAAAGGGCTGGAAGTGATGACCCGCTTGTAGTTTCAACACATATGCTTTGTCAGTTGGCAGAGTTAGAAGATGGAACAAAAGCTTTTCACCCTTCAGACTTTGGTAATTTACAAACCGAACTACCAGAAAATGTTTTGAATGAAATAGAAATGTTTTTATTCGGTGTAAATCCTAACGTGACAGTAGAAGCCGCAAAGGAAGCTTAAAGGGGGATAACTACTTAAACTTTGAGTTTTTCCTTGCAACAGAATTAGGCAAAACAGTTAGTGAGTTAAGAACACAACTTACTGAGGAAGAGTTGATATTTTTTGCTGCCTATTATGAATTAAAGTATGATAGAGAAAAGAAACAGGCAGATGCACTTAAACGCAAAGCCAAGTATAGTTAAAGGAGTTATTGTTTAGTCGTGGCAGTTTCTAATGTAGAACTCAGAGTCAATGCTACGCAAGCGATTACAGCATTAAGGAAGGTTGATGTACAGGCAAAAAAGTTTAATTCAACTGTTAATGGCACTGGTAGTAAATTAAAAGACGCAAATTTAGGACTTAGAGTTTTACCTAAAGGATTTTTTGGGGCTGCAAAAGGGGCTGGGGCGGCATCATTATCTTTTAAAGCTGCGGCTGCAAGTCTTGGGGCTTTGCTTGGCCCCATCACTGCTGGTATAACTTTAGTTGCTGCTTTTGGGAAAGTATTTAGTGTCTTAAGTGCACAGGACTTCGCAACAGCAAAAATTAAAACTCTTGGTGTAGAAGCTGATGCACTAACTCCAAAGCTTGCAACTTTATCTAATGAGCTAAGTGGTCAAGTTTCTCAGCTTGGATTATTAGAGGCATCTTATGATGTTGCGTCTGCTGGCTTTAGTGAAACTGCTGAATTAATAGATGTTCTAAAGGCATCACAGTTAGGTGCAACAGGTGGATTTTCTGATCTTGCAACTGTTACTGATGCAACTACATCTGTTTTAAATGCTTATGGTCTGGAGTCGGACAAAGCGGCAAAGATAGTTGATGGATTTGTTCAGACTCAGAATGATGGTAAAATTATTGTTCAACAGTATGCACAGCAAATAGGTCGTCTTGCTCCTATCGCTGCTGGTGCTGGTGTAAGTATTGATGAATTAAATGCGGCAATATCTAGTGTTACTGCAACTGGTGTTCCTGTTGAATCTACCTTTGCTGGACTACGACAAGTCATTGCTGCGATACAAAAGCCCACAGGTGAAGCGGCAAAAGCAGCTAAAAAGCTAGGAATAGATTTCAGTGCGGCTGCACTTAGTTCCAAAGGTTTGGGCGGTGTTTTACAGGAGATCGTTGACAAAGGTGGGGCTAGTGAAGAAACTCTTGCATTGTTGTTTGGTTCTGTTGAAGCAAGAACCGCAGTGCTCCCCTTACTAAATGATCAACTTGTATCTTTTAATAAAAATTTAGAAAATCAAGCTGAAGCACAGGGAACGGCTGCACAAGCTGCATTTACAGCATCAAATACAATTCAAGGTCAACTCACAAGGCTTGGCAGTGCATTTACAAACTTAGCTGGTGAAGGTTCAGAGTTTGGAGCAGTAATTAGGGAAACTTTAAAAGTCGCTGCTGTCACTATTGAAGCTTTAGCTCTAGCAGTTAAAATTGTTTTTTTACCAGTCAGACAGTTGATTGCACTTGTTTCAGAAGTAGGGAAAGCAATTACAGATGCAATTGGTGTTGATACTCAAAATGTTTTATTTGATTTAGAACAAGGTTGGATTGCTGTTAAAGAAGGTGTAACTGTCTTTTCAGATTCTCTCATTAAACTTTCTGCTACTGTTGGGCGAGTAATTGGGGGAATAGTTAAAAAATTCATAGAGGCATTTCAAGCAATTGCAAAGTTTATAGATGAAAACCCAGTTGCACAATTTATTTTAAAGTTTTCTGGAATACAGCTTATACAAACTAAAATTAACGATTTAACAACAAAATTCGGACAAAAAATTGAGGAAAATACAGAAAAAACAGATAAATTAAAAAAGAAAATAACCGAAACAAAAACTGAAACAGATAAGCTAAGTGATGCTTTTCAGAAAATTGGTGACACGCTTGCAACTGGTGTATCCGATGCTTTGGTTGGTGTTGTACAGGGTACTAAATCTCTTGCAGATGCGGCTAAAAACTTATTAAATGATATTGCTTCCCAGTTTTTAAGACTTGGTATCAATACACTTTTATTTTCTGCTTTTGGAGGGTCAGGTGGTTTATTTAAAAACCTTCCTACTTTTGCTGCTGGAGGCAGACCACCAGTAGGCAGACCATCAATAGTTGGAGAAAGAGGGCCAGAATTATTTGTTCCCTCAACTGCTGGTACTATTATTCCAAATGACAAGGTGGGTGGAATGACCAATAATATTGTTGTAAATGTTGCTGTAGATGGTGGGGCTAGTGTTGAGGCTGATGAAAACAACAGCAAACAGTTTGGCCTTGCTCTTGCGGCTGCTATACAGTCAGAGATAATTAATCAAAAACGTGCTGGAGGTTTACTTGCATAATGGCTACATTTCCCTCAATAACTCCAAGTTATGCTGGTTTTTCTAAAAGATCAAACCCGAATAAAAGGCTTATTCGCTTCATGGACGGATATGAACACAGGATTCTCTTTGGATTAGCTAGTCATCAAAATCCCAAAATTTATTCTTTGATATTTGATGTAACAGAAACTGAATCAGATGTAATAGAGGCATTTTTAGATAGTAGAGCTAATGACCAAGCAAGCTTTACTTTTACCCCACCAGCAGAGGGAATATCAAAAACTGGCACTTATTCACAGTCATCATCAACAACAATTACTATAACAATCACAAATCATGGAATTGCTATTGGTGAAACTGTAACTCTTGATTTTACCTCTGGCTCTGCAACTGATGGGACTTTTATTGTTGCAACTGCCGCAGATCAAAACACGTTTACTGTAACAGCATCTTCAAGTGGAACAAATAGCGGAAATGTTACAGCCACTGTGTCTGGTGCTGGTCAATATGTTTGCGAAAGCTGGACAAAATCAATTCCTTACAATAACAGAGCTAAATTAAGCTGTACATTTAGAGAGGTGTTTGAGCCATGAGTTCAAGTGTTATTAGTGATATTCAAGGGATTAACCCTTCGTCAATAATTGAGCTTTTCACACTTACAACAACTGCGGCTTTACATGGTTCTGCCACAACATATAGATTTCATGCTGGCTCAAGCTTAAATTCAAATGGTGAAATTGTCTGGGCTGGTAACTCATATCAAAGATTTCCTGTTGAAGCTGATGGGTTCGCTTTCCAGAAAGGACAAATCCCAAGACCTACATTAACTGTAAGCAATGCACTTGGAACTATTACATCAATACTTCTTACTGTCAATCAAACAACCACTGGCAATGATTTGACTGGTGCGACAGTAACAAGGATAAGAACACTTGCAAAGTTTCTTGACGCTGTTAACTTTGCTGGAGGAGTAAACCCTTATGGCACACCAGACCCTAATGCTGAGTTTCCTCAAGAAATATATTCAATAGATAGAAAAGCATCTGAAACAAGGGACGCTGTTAGTTTTGAATTAGCTGCCCCAATAGACTTGGCTGGAGTTCGAGCACCAAAACGTCAATGCACTAGAAAAGACTTTCCCAGTATTGGCCGAATAAGGATATGACTTGGAAGCAAGATGCTTTGGTTCATGCAAAAAATCAAGACCCAAAAGAGTCGTGCGGTTTGTTAATTGATGTAAAAGGTAAAGAAAAATATTACCCATGCAAAAATTTATCTAGTTACTCACAGCAATGTTTTATTATTGACCCTGAAGATTATGCAAAAGCAGAGGATAATGGCAAAGTTTTAGCTGTAGTTCATAGTCACCCAGTAACCCCACCAATAGCAAGTCAGGCAGATATGATTAGCTGTGAGGAAAGTGGTCTTATCTGGCATATAGTTAATCCCAAAACAGAACAGTGGGGCTTTTATAAGCCGTCAGGATATAAACCACCTTTGATCGGCAGGCACTGGGTCTGGGGCATCACAGACTGTTGGAGCTTAGTCAGAGACTGGTATAAAGAAAACTTAGGAATAACACTAAGGGACTGGGAGAGACCAACAACTCCAGAAGAATTTATTGATAATCCTATGTTTGAAAAATGTGCATGGCGAACTGGTTTTAGACAATTAAGATCAGATGAAAAATTAAAAAATGGTGATCTATTATTTATGTCA